AATTGGAGATGCATTGGCACTACCAGTAAGAACAACTTTTCCTGTAGTAGATGGGATGTCAATACCATTTTTTCTAACCCAAATATCAGCAATCATGTTACCACTACCACCTGTCTTTTCAAGCTGTAATGAAAATTGAATATTGTAAATACCTGTATTTGCTAAAGTTACTCTTGTAGGATTTGAACTACCATCATTAACTACAGTTACACCATTGGTTAAATCTGTTGTGTTGAATTTTACAGGATAAGCCGTATTTGCAGAAACTGCTGTTTGTGTTGTGTTGTCTTGGAATGCTCCATAATAACCAGTTGGAGTAGCACCACCACCTGGAGTAAAAGGAGCCCAATTTCCATCTTTGTATGCATAATATTGACCATCATTTGGTGACTGACTAACTAAGGTATCATTTACGCCATTATTAGGAGGCAAATAATGTATATCAGTATTTCCATTTGGTATAGGTTCTAATTTTGTTCCATCAGAGCCATTGCTAGAAAATCTTAAAAAATCAGAATTTAATTGTAATTGTGAGTTAACTCCAATCATTTGAAAATTAGGCTTAGATGTTGCTGAATTAAATCCAATTTTATAACTAGGATTAGTACTTGTATTATTATAACCAAAAATAGTAGGAGGATAAGTATTTAATGAGTCAATAAAATCTAAAGAACCTTGAAATGAATTTGAATATTTTAAGGGATAAACTATATTGCTAAAATAATCAGTAAATCCAAGTTTTGTTATTTGTGAAACACCATCATCAACAATTAAAGTATTTGTTGTAGTTCCAACTGGTGACACATCTGTAACCTGCTGAAGATTTGGTGTAGTACCGCTTGAAGGTATAGCTGCAGCTTTCAGTTTTCCAGTAGTTGCTTCAAATATTGCCATACTGTCTGAAACTCCAGCTAATCTTGGTATATAAATATCTGCACTATCATAAATAAATTTATGAGTAAATGGAGCGTCTTGCCCTAATGCTCCACTACCATCAGTATCTATATATGCATACCTTGTACCTTTATTATAAAAAGAAAAAGATTTTGATGCGTCTACTAATCCTGTAGTACCGCTACCGACGTTTAAACGCATTCCGTTAAAGCTTCCTAATATAGTTGCTCTTCCTCCATTTAGTGCTAGAGCATGTTGTGTACCTATAGCTGAGCCACTACCTAGAGTTAAAGTATTACCAGAGTAAATCATATCAGAAGTAGCACCAGTTAACACTCCGCTTGCATTTGCATACGGTACAATAGTAGGAGTGTATGTTGGTAGTGTTGGTCTTAATGTTATTGTAGTATTTGTACTACCTTTAAAAACCCTAATAGTGCTATCGTTTACAGAGATAACATTATTTACAAATCTATTAGTAGTATCTATGCTAGTTCCACTTATCTCACTCCATCCTGCAGCTCTTGTCCATTTGTATAACTTGTTGTTACAAGTGTCCATCGCAATTGCGCCATTTTTAGCACTAGAATTGCGTAGCGTTGGAATGCCACAGAATGATGGGATATGTAGCGTAGAATCGCATAGAATGCGCTTAAATTGGTATCCTGCTGCAGTCATTGGCGTATACTGAGCATAAGAAATACTAACGATAAAAGTTAGTACTAAAAGTGTTATTATTTTTTTCATATTATACATCACCATAAGTTATAGTTATAGATCCAGTTCCTCTAAAGTTACAAGTAAAAGTCACCATATTGTCAAAAGAAGATGTCTCATTTACTGACTCAATGTAACCGGTTCCTGTCTTCTGCAAAAATGTTACTCCCTCAATGTCCTGCTCATACCATGTCAATGTAATAGCCTGCTTAGTTGTAATAAAATCGTATATCTGACCAAGACCAACCTTATCAATTACATCTTTATAAATAAACACCAACCCCTCAATACTGCCACTCCATTCTAACGCACCTGGTATGTATGTCCTATAGCTGCCATTGCCAGTGATTGATGTCTCAATTAATTCATTTGCTATGTCAAAAGTAATGGACCTAGCGCAAGCTAATGGCACGTCTACTGCAGCAACATTAATAAATAAAACAACATCACTTCCGCTTACTTTTCCCATAATTAAGACTTTTCGTAAAGATAATTAAATTCGTAGAGTCTAATAGCTGCCCATGCTAAATAATCAGACTCTATTCCGATTTCAGATGCACCAACAAAGTCACCAGTTGGACTATCAATAATTTCTATTAAGCTTAAATCTGCAAATCCAGTCTTGTAATCTATTGTCATCTTACCTGGAGCATACCTAAAGAAATTAAAATTTTGGTCATCAATAAATACTGCAAGTATTGTCAACATCACATCTTCTTGATTAATGTAAAGATATCTACCCTCATATTTACTACGCATTTTATAAGTAGAAAACAAAGCTTCTTGTGTAGTTCCTTGTCCTAATCTTGGATAAATAATAGATGATGAAGGATATGTCCATCTTACTGTTAAATCTCTTAATAAATTAGTATAAGATTCTAAATAAAGCGCACCATTTATGCTAGTTCTTGGACTGTCATCAAGATAAATTTCCTTATCAATATTGTTCTTTATTTCTAATGATTGTGAGTCTGTATGTGTATGTCCAATTATTCTATTTGATTTATTAATAAAATAATTTATTGTGAAAGATAAATCCTTATAAAATGTTTCATCTAATGAACTTGAAGCTTGATCTAAATAAACATTTATTATGCCACTCACTGGTACTTCATTAGAAACTATATTAACATCATGATAAATATTAGCATTATCTCCACCAGGTATTGAATAAGTAAAACCTCCTGATATTGTCCAACTGCCGTTATTATTTAATTTATAAACAGTAGTACCATCATCTAAAGTAATAATAAAAACATTATTAACTGGACCTGGTTCAGAATTGCTTGTCCTATATTTAAAACTTAATTCAATACCATCTCCTTTTGAAATTGGTATGTCACAACTTTTTGCAGATTGAGGCGCACTTCCAGTATTTCCACTTATTGCTAATTCTCTACTTTCTTCTTGATTATATGTTTCTGATGTTACATCATTATCAAAAGTTATTCTAATAAATCTTTCAGGTATTGGTGAGAATGGTCCATCATACCAGCTATTTAATCCATAATCTCTTATTGTTTTAGTTCCAACATTAAATTCTCTTATCAACTCACCTAAATTATCACCATTAGAATTGCACAATAAATTAGCAGGCTGCTGATAATTAAAAGTCTCTCTTACAAATTGATTTGCGCGATTTATAGACTTTAAAACACCGACCTCCATATCATTACCACTCTTAAATATCCATACATCACTATTAGTACTTGTTGCTGTATAAATAAAATCATTTGAGTAAGTATGATACTGAAGTGTAGCACCACTATTTGTAGTGTATCTATACAACTCATCCCATCTCATTAAATTATATGTGCCATGAGCTTGAAATAATGATAGGTTAAATCTGCTGTTAATTTGCTCTAAAATATCATAGCAATTCATCCAATTATTTGTTTCTGAAAATGTTTCAGCTTGGACAAATGTATCTTCAAGAAGTCTTTCATTAGTTCCACCTACAGGATATATCTTGCTATAAATATTTAAGCCAGTATCAATAAAAATTGACTTTAAGCAAAGCTTATAAATATCTATCAATGGAATATAACCAGTTAAGGGATATGGAATGGTTGTTATGATATCTGTAGTATAAGCTGCAGTAATAGTTAAATTATTAGAATTTGTCTGTACAATATAAAGACCACTAAAAACATTTATCTGTATAACTGTAAATGTGCCAGCTAATCCTCCTGAAGTTATTGTAAAAGTAGTACCAGGTAAAAGTCCTGCAAATATTGGATCTGTTGATTGTATAGTGCTTGAAAAACTAGGTATGTAACTTTCTACAGTTACACCGGTTGTAGTTAGTGGCACTCCAGTAATGACAGCCGCCTCATCTAGTGTAACATCCTTAAGCAATCCTAAGCCATCAGTAAAAGTAAGTTGTATCTCATGAGTAAAATCAACTTGTAACTCTTGTGAGTCATCCTGCAGTAGATATCCTCTGAATAACTTTTCATCAGTCTCCAATCTTATCAATTCACAATACCAGCCATAATCATCTTCAGAATAAAAGTTTGTTAATGCTAAGTCATCAACTGAATTGACTAATATGCTAACTTTTAAAGTAGAGCCTTTTATTGGAGCCTTTGGATCATCTTCTTGCCATTCATGTATAGCAGGATTTCCGCTAAGTAAAATAGTTTCCGATGCGCCAACAAAATCCTTCTTAAAGATATTTAACCTATAAGAAAGTAATGGCTGAAATGAATCAAAATCAGATGTATATAATAAGCCAAAAGTCATTAAGTTGTGCGTTTATAAGTTTGACCGTATTTCTTATTACTAAAGAAGATATCTTGACCTCTAAGCATTCCAAACACCTCTATTGCTCCGCCAATTCCTCCCATCATTTGCGATGTCTGTGCTGCAGGTATTACCTGAGAACCACGAGGCAAATTTATCATCTCTGGTCCTCTCTCACCAACTAAAGCCATACCACCTGGAGCGTTTCTTGTACCGACTGCAAATCCTGGAGTCCTTGTTGCGTTTCTTATTAAAGTACCTATTGCTATCAAAGCTACAGCTCCTGCAATTGCCAAGACTGGATTTGCAAGAACAAACTTCTTTATTGCCTCAACATTAATAGCAAAACTTATCATTAATTTACCAAATGCAACCATTGCTGCTCCTACTTCTTGGAATATACCTACAAAGAAATCCCCTATAGTTGCTTGACCAGATAAAGCATTTCCTAAAGTTTCTCCAAAGCCTACAGCTATGTTTTGAGCTGCGTTTTCAAATACTGCATTAAGTTGGTCTAACTGATCCTGAGAGATTTCAAAGTTCTTAGCTGGCAAAAACTCAATAGGAACTTCTATAATTGATGGAACTGTTATCTTACTTAGTTCCTTTTCAATCTCTTCTCTAATCTTCTTGCTAGATACTTCTATTCTATCAACCTTAATAGGTTTAAACTTTAAATCACGATCAAAGGCTGGCTGCGCTCTTCTTCTTTCTTCTGCTGCTCTTCTTTCTTCTATTGCAGCTAGTCTATTAGCTGCAGCTTGCTCTTCTCTAGCTTGAGTCAATCTTGCTACTTCATCAATAGCTTTGGATAGTACATCTCTACTTGTTTTTAAAGCATCTTGGTAATCCTTTTCAGATTGACCTTGTTCCTGAGTTAGATTAAGATTATTTTGTCTAGCTTTATCTAAGGCCTCTATTGCAGCTTGTAAATCCTCAGAAATTGTAATAAATTTGGCCTGCCTAGTTAAGACATCTTGAGTACCCTTGTCATCAAAACGAGCCTTAATATTTATATCGTTTAGTCTTGCAGCTGACTCTCCTACTGCAATAAAATTCTTTAACTCTTCAGTAACAGCCTTTAAGGATTCTTTTGTATTTTCTAATTGATCACTAAACTCTTCACTACTTTTTTTCGCTTTATCACTACCTCTACTCCACATACTAAGGCCAATCTGTGCAAATGTAATGGCTGATGTAATTGCGGCAAATGCAATGCCTAAGCCACCGCCCCCAGCTAAGCCACCAACTAAAGACTTCAAAGCACCACCAACAGAACCACTCTCAGCTTTTAATCTGCTAAATGATTCAATTAATGGATTAATGTTATTGGCAATACCAATAAATCCAAAAGGAGCATCTTGTAAAACTCTTGATAAATTTGTAATGGATTGTGAAGCTTGTGTTGATCCTGTCTTTAATTCAGTATTTAAAGCTTTGCCTGCTTTTACTGCCGCTTCTGATGTCTGTGTTAATGTTTTGGATGTACTATCTAACGCCTTATTCACCTGGTCAAATCCGACCGCTGACGCTACTATCTTTATTTCTTCAGCCATCCGTTTTCATTTTTATATTGTGACGCTTCAAAATTGCCTCATATCTATCTTTTGTCATTGGTTCTATTTTTTTTGCCTCTTTATCATCTCCAGGCATTGGCCAAAACTTATCTATAGAACCAACTGCTTTACTTCCTGCCATACTCTCTGCTATGCGAAATGAAGCAAACCGAATGACTTTCGCCTGTTCAGTTTGCTTCTCATAATATCCATCAACAGCTGCGTAGAACTCAATGGGAAGAGATGTGTAGTACTGGTATGCTGACCATCCAAGCTTACCTAAAGCGAACTTGAGATTGTCGTAGCACTGTTCTCTAACACTTTTTTTTTCTCATCTACAATCTCCTCTCCAGTTTTTACCAAAGTCTTCCAAACTTGTGTTGATGTCAACACCTCAGTAACTTTTGCAATTGCCTCAGCCTTATTTTCCATTACATCAACCCAATCGCAAACATTTTCAAAAGTGTAGCCTACTTCTTCTCTCTTCACATAACTGTTGCCCATTAGTCCGCCATAAATCATGGCATACAAAAAGCCTGAGCTTGTGCTGTTGTCATTGTGCGTACTGATAATCTCAATCGCAAGCTGATTAAACTTTAATCCCCTAAGCTTTCCGCCTAGTTCTAATTGTAGATAACTCATATGTTGTGGTTGTTTGTTTAAGCTTGGATTGTAATCGTAGGTTCTCCAAACGGATTTATTGCTCCGGTAAATGTTCCGATAGAATCGAATTGATATGTGCTGCTCAATTCAGATAAGAACCCTGTACCTTCTTCAATCTCATCACCTGTTACTGGAGACTCTGGAGCAATCTTATATCCTATAGTTGTTTTAGCTAACAACAATATACGAAGAGATGTACCACTAATCTTACCAGATTCTGGATCTTGTAAGTGCTGACCTTCGAATCCGTTAGACAATTCAACTGTACCAGGTGACTTATCTGGTCCACAAGCTGATGACGCATCTACTACAGATACTGTCGCTGATTTAGTTACATTTGTAAGACATACAACTGTATCGTAGTCTGTTCCACCGGTTGGATCAATGAATAATAACATCGTACCACCTGCTACTTTGTGTTCTGCCATTTTATTTGATTTTTATATGTTATGAAATTACGAAAATATCTTGTTTAAATATCAATATTCGTGAAATAAATATCTTACCGCCAAGCTCACCAAATCTCTCTGTCCTATCTGTCTGAACCATTAAATTCATCATTTGCAAATCAAATGAGGATAAGTCAAGCACAGACGTACTTGTTGGCTTAATTGCCTCTAAAATGCTTCCTACAGCTAAATTAAGATTCTTACTATTATTGTACTTGTACTCCCATGAATGTACAGACACCTGTATTGTAGTCTGTACATCTGATGAGTTATCTGTTGACTGCTCAATAGAGATGGCATCAGATATAACCGCATAAATCTTATGTTTTACATCATCCGGTTCTTCGCCTTCATAAACAGGAATATCCAAGTCATCAATGACCTCATAATATGCTTGTAATAGTGCGCTGTTTACATCTCTCATGAATAAATATCTTTAATGTCTTTAATTAATTGTGGCGTATTTTTTACTACTGATGGATAAAGAAAAGGCCTTTGTTTAATTCCATCTCTTAATATTTTTAATGCTGCAACATAAGCATATTTAGGATTTAATTTACCTGTTCTTTCCCCCCATGCCATAAGTGATTTTACAAATTCTGCAAATGTACCTCCTGCTGGTCCTTTAAATGTTGCCGCATAAGTTGCCCAATCTTGGGGAAGTGATGAAACATAAGAAGCAGCAAACTTTCTTGTTCCAAACTCTATGTAAGCCGCATATTTTGCAGTTGCAACCACACTTGAATTACCACTACCGTATAATGGACTAATTGATCTAAGCAAAGCACCTTCATCTTTACTATTGGCACTCACTAAGCTTTTAGCATCTGCAGCAGTTCTGTCCGCCCAATCATTTAATGCACTCTGCACATCAGCCTGACCTTCCTTTGACAATTGGTCAAACTTCTTTACTAATGCACCTATCCCTTTAGTTTCAATCTTTATCATAACGCTGCAGGATAATAAAGTAATTCTATAAATGATTGAGCTAGTCTATCATTAGCAAAAGCAAAAGTATTATTTTGCACTTGTATCTGAATAGTATCATCATCAATCTTCTGCACTCTATAATAGTTGACATTATTATCAACTGATATAAAGTACACTCTTGCAAGTCTAGGCAAATCTCCAGTAAAAGCTCCTACTAATGTTCCTTGATAAGTACCAACACCGTTATAACTCCAAACTATATTACCTATCGTATTCTCCCACACATAATCTACAGTTGGAGCAGATGTACCAGTCTGCGTCATATTAACTCTATAAATATAACCAGGATTGACAAAATTTGACAAGTCACCAACTGTCATGCTGCCCTCATTAAATGCTGGCCTTAGTCCAGGTATAATATCTCCAGACTCTAATGCACCTAGATTAGGCAATTGGTTATATGGTATTCTTAATGCCATTAGTAAAATAGTATTGTTGCGACCTCGCCATCTTCAAATGGTATGCCCCATGTCATCTCTCCAGTAATATCATCATAAAGAACTTCCTTACCTACCGGAACTCCACTTGTACGAATCACATATTGAATGCCATCTTTAAAAGCATTAAACACATGACGGCCTATAAATCCGCCATAAGTGAAAGTAGTCTCACCACCTATGCCAGTGTAATTATACACCTGTATTGTATTTAAGTCCATTGGAGCATCTGAGTTAATTGATTCATCTAATTTAGTTGCCTGTATGTATTCAAAATCTTTCCTTCCTTCCTTTCTTATCTGTACGCTGTTTATTTTATAGAACTCATTTTCATAAGCTATGACATCATTGCTTCGTGTAGGCCTCTCTATCTCATACCTCATTATAAAAGTCTGATCATATGTCCACTGCCTTTGCTGATACTCATTTCTTGGCAATCCTTGTCTATCCATAACCTCTGCCCACTTTGTCCAGTTGCCAGTCTCAATAGGAATAAGACCGCCAAATTCATTCTTAGCAGTAGTGTACCGATATATAGTAATGCGTCTATTTAATTTAAACACGTCTGTAAGGATTTAGTAGATTCTTAGCAATTGGACTTATATCATCAACAGCAGTACTTCTGTTATCATACAGATAGTAAATCTGATTTAGAAGTGCTGTTTTTAGGATATTAGGTAACTCACTATAACCAGTGCTATAATCAATAGTAATATTTTTAACTCTTGGTGTCTGGAGTCTCTTGAATGAGTTGCCAATAATAGTGTAAGAAGTATCAAGCACAAGAATATCACCAGCTTCATCAGTAACTTGGTTAATCGCAATAAGAGGTCCGTAAGGTATGTAAATATCTCCATTGATATTATTTAGGATAGCAACGGCATCATGAACCACAAAGCCAACACCTGTGTAAGCCTCACACATCTGACGCGCTGCAGTGATTAATGATATTATTAAGTCATCATCAGTACCTATATCAATCTTACAGAAATCTTTAGCCTCTACAAGTGTAACCGGTTCCGTTATGTCATCTTCAGTAAATTCAATATCTAGCACCGAATTGTATCCTACTCCTTCCCAATTGTATAAAATCATACTTTTATATTTTAAAAAAGCCCCTCCCAAATGAGAGAGGCTTTTCATTATCTACAATAAACACCCACAACATTATTATACGTTACCGAAATCAGCAAACAATGCAGACGCAGGCATCATCAAGTTCACATCTTCTAAACACTCAATTCTAGCAGTGATTAAATTCTTAGTGAAGTTGTCTTGGTCTTCCATTGAGAACTCTACAGTAATAGCTTCTGTCTCAACACGCTCAAGGTAATCTCTATCGATGATAAGAATCTTATCATCAGTTACCCATGAAGCTGGGATGATTGGAGTACCACTGATAGCTACATTACCATTGCTCATAGACAAGATACCACCCGATCCTTGATAGTAACCGTTAGTGTATAACAACTTGTTTAAACGAGCTAATTGATTATGGCTTACCAAAGCATAAGAAGCATTAAAGTTAGCTGACATTTGAGCAGCAATTGCATCAACGATAAACTTAACATCATCAGTCTCAGCAGATGCAGTTGAGCCAGTTGCAGCAGTACTAACTGTACTGAAGAAAGTAGCATTTTCAACTTTGTAGAAATCTCTTAACAACAATCTTGGTAAAGTTGTCTGCATGAATGGTAATTGCTTAGCCATCTGCTTAGAGAATCTTGCGAAACCTGCGATGTAATCTTCAACGATTTTGATTTCTGATAAATCGTAATCGATTTGACCTTTAGAAGCTCCTTCAGTCTGAACTGCGATAGCACCCTCAGAACCAGTCTCACGATATTGTACATACAAACCAGTTCCACTGATTGCAGTAGGCATTAAATCACGGAAGTTAATCTTCTGAGATGGTAACAAAGCTTGTGTAGCTGCATAAGTTGCAACACCATCACCAGTTAAGTTATTACCCAAAGTCATATTTCCAACAGCCTTCAATTCCATTCTGAATGGCTTGCCCTTCTTTACGTTCTGGATTTGGTCGAAGTTCTCTTCCAATCCTTCGCTAAACAATTGACCAAAAGACTTATTCTCCATCTTAGATGAAGTTGAAGACTTTACTCTTGTCTGTAACAAATCAAAGCCCTTCAAGATTGCAGCTTGCTCAGCTTTCAACTTGTTGAACTCATCAGTCATAGCTTTAACAGCCTCAGCTGAATCACTACCGTTACCAAATGCGTTGATTTTTTCATCAACCGCTGTTACTACTGATTTCAATTGATCAGCAATCTCAGACTTAGTTTTCTCAGATATTGAAGTTTCTAGCGTTGACTTCAATCCCTCTAATTCCGCCATTAATTCTTTCTTTTCCATATTGGATAAATTTTGTTTTATTTAAGATTATTGTTAAACTGCCTAATTATATCCGCAACACTTTCTTCTGGCTGAATGGCTTTCACCGGTTCAGTAGTACTCTTCATATCTAGGATTAATTGAGCTAATTGTTTTGAATGTAATAGCAACATCTGAATAGTGTCATCTGTTGCCGCTGTATTCCTGCAGAACTTCTCAATAGCCTCATGTTTGGCTATCAATAAATCTACATCATTAAGTGACTTAAGTGATGTGATTGGAGTCAATGGATTTGCTCCCCATGCAGTAAGTGATGAACCCTCGTATAGCTTTATCTCAGTAATCTCAAACTGCCCAGCAGCTGGATTCTTAAGATAGTTTTCATAGGATTGGATTTGGTTTCTCTTGATAATCTTAAAGCCTATAGAATGCTCTGTAATAAGTCCGCTCTCTACCATCTTAATAAAATCCTCACCAGCCTCATGACTTCCTATCTGTGACTCATACGCTAGGCCATAGCTATCTTCAGTTAACGAAGTAAGCACGCCTAATGGCAATGATGGATCATGATTAAGAAGATGCTTGATTCTTGGTAGTGCAGACTGTGGACCTTGCTCTCTAATAGTCTTAGTAAATGCACCTGGTCTGATGATATCACCATCACCATCCACATTATTAAACTTAGAGAAATAACCGGTTATGATTCCCTGCTTAGGATTCATATCCATTATCTCTGCTGAGAGTACATCATCTTTATAATTTAGGATATTGTTCACTTGTATAAAGTTAATTTATTTTAGATTAATTACAAAAATTTATCTTCTTATGATTCTGCCCTGTCTATCTCGCTTAGCCTGGAACGCAACAACACATCTGCAATTAACTACCTGAGACGCTGGAACCGCTAAACCATTAGGCTGATTCCTAACTCCAGGCTGCATCATCTGTATGTCTCCAAGCTTCTGCGACTTTAGATTAAATGGTTCATTGATGTCTATTGTTGTGCCATCTATGGTCTTATGGTTTGCCCATAAGTTATGTCTTGTCCTCTTGTCCTTCACACTGATCCATATCTTCTCCATCACGTTACCAGATGTCTGAGCGTATACCATAGCCGCACCATTGGCAGCAGTGACCGTCTCTGTCCTAGCTATCCTTCTCGCTCTCATCGCCCCTAGTTCTGTACTGCTTGTTAACTGTCTCACTATATCATCAAATGAGGCACCCGTTAACGCAGCATCTGATAAAACATTCTGTATAACCTGCTTTGTGAATGCTGTAATGTCTTCAGCATCATTAAGCAAATCTATTCCGTAATACTGACGCATCAGCTCCACTATCTGCTCATTGAAACTCATCTGTCCTGTAGCCTTTGTCATTGATACCCTTGCCACTCTTGCCCACCTGGTACCAACAGTCTTATACAAATCAACTAGCACCGTATAGATGGGAAATGATGGAATGCTCATGATATCCTGAGTCTTTATAAATGCAGCCACTTGAATCTTTAACGCCTTCACAAACTTCTTCTCATAGTACTTCTCATACCGCTGCTGGAACTTATGCCACTCATAGTAGTATTTATTTTGCTCTTGCTGTGTCATTTAATCTTTCGGATAATGTCTTTTTAACTTGCTCTATCTTCCAGTTGTTATGGTCTCTCTTTCTAGGACATGATGGATTCGGTAGCTGCTCTAAGATTATCATAGCTATCTTCTTCTCTATGATGTTAACTATCTCCTCAATAGATTTGCTCTCCATTACTCTCCAGGCATTGTGACGTCAGGCACCGCCCCCAAGTCTGTTATTAATTGCTTACCTGAATCAATTATTATCTGGTCCATCATTGGTTCTGCCAACTCCTCAAAGCCCATCATATCTCTCTTCTCGTTTGGTGTAGTCCACCACATAGCATTAAGAGCATCAGCTTGCATCTTCATGTCTTCCTGTAGTGCAGGTATCTCTGATAGATCTATCTCTATCGTTCTTCTTACGCCATCAAGAGCATACATTGGAATCACACCTTTGATGATGGCATCTCTCATTAAATAGATATTCGGTAATATCGAATTAGTATAGAGCATCTTCTCAGCTGATGCAACATTGCTGTATGTACTGCTGTCTTGATTGTTTAATAGTATCTCAGGGAACTTGTAAGCATTGCAAAGCTTTGTGAAGTCTACACCTGACAAGCTGCTCACATCCATATCAGCTAAGCTTAATCCCAATGGCAGATATCCCATCTCTCCTGCTGCAAAATATGGCGCACCTTTGTTGGAAGAGTTACGCAGATAATTAGCAAAGTCATTTTTACGCTGGCCTAATGTCTCTATTGCAAAGTCACTCTTCTCATACACTATACCCGGAACCCCTCCGTTCTGCATCTGTGCTACTGACGCATCCATCCCAGCATTTAACCTGGTAAGTCTCTTAGTTAGCACCTGCAATGGACTCAAGCCTCTCCACTGCTGGCCATTTGTTATTGATGGATTATAATACTTAACATGAATCACTTCCTCAGTTGATAGCGTACCATCAAAGCCCATGTCAAAGTATCTATAGCTTATTACATGCTGAGGAAATGTCTGACTAATATTTACAATGACATTGGCACCCTTCATAGGATGCAGGATAACCTTGCCAGCATTTGGACCTAACTCAATAACTTCCTTATACAAGAACAGCTCACCAGTCACATAAAGAATAGTATAGAAACTTACTAAATCCTCATAGCTTAAACTTTTAATAAACTCATTGAATCTATCCTGCTCAGGTAGATCTATCATTGCCTTAGTCTGGTAATGCTTGCCAAGTAGTGATGTCTTAGAATACTTCTTCATTGACTTCATAGCCGAATCATCAACTATCTCATAACCATACATCGGAATCCTTGCAGCTGTCTGAGCTAGATAAGATATGATTGAGTAGACATCATCAACAGTAACATAAGTATTTACGTTCTCAACATCTAGCCATGATGGATAAATGCTTGTTGATATATTAACTGCTGTTGAAAGGTTTGTCCGTTGAAGTGCTTTGACTTGTTGTTGTAGATTCTTAACCGTCTTCGTCTGTCCGAAGAGTCTATCAATCATTCCCATATGCAAACACCATTTTAGGTTTAAGTTCAAATATTTCTCTCATCATAAACATATCTAGTAAATCCGGTGAGTCACCATTAAGCTTCACCTTCATATCATCCTTACCGATAATCCTTAGCTTGCCATCATTGTCAGCCTTGTCTCTTCTGATAGCCTTCCTTTCGTACATGAACCGCTGACGCATAGTCATCTGGTTATCGTACATCTTATCTGACACCTTCTTGTTAATCTTCATCTGCCCATCACTAACCCTACCGCCTGAACGATAATAACACTGTGTCTTTAAATTAAAGTAGTTCTCCTTTATCAGCCTGCCTGATGCCTCATCCTTAACCGCCAATGGCGCAGCACCACCGTTAAATGGAACCGCACCTCTAATGAACCCATCGACATAACTTCCCACACCATCTGCGTCATAACAAATATAACGATTTTCTACAGAATACTTTCGAGCCATGTTAGATATTAATTCGATTACCTGCTTACCATCACTCTTATCCATAATCTCTATATCACACAGCTCCATACCTTCCCAGTAACCCACCACAAGCTTATTACTTCCCTTCATCGCAATGTCCGCAGTTATGTACTTACCTGTATTATTCACGCCCTTTAGATTCTCAAACAATCCCATAAACACATCATGCTCGTACACATCCATTGGACTGTTGGATATCTTCCATCTTCCCTCCAACAACTGCCGCCTGGTGTCTTCGTCCTGACTAAGCAAATTACCTGGATAAGATGGATCATACTGCAAACCCTTTTTATTATCGTAAATGGAACCGGAGACAAACGTAATGGACTTAATAAAGTCTTTAGCATCTAATCCTGATGAGTCCATCATTGGCTTAATGATATGCTCAGCTTTGTCGTAAACTTCTCCATAATTATCCCCCCAAATATAATTAGCACCGTACTTTATAAAGTATCTTAGTTTACCTCTGCGTTCCAATATTGGGAACCCATCCTCAGGATCTATCCACCAGCTGATAAGTTTATAAACCCATGACTCAGGATCAGGATTGCAGGTTGCCCTAACATATGGCTTGACACCACAGCCTGACCTGTTACGACTAAGCAAATAAAAGAACATCGACTCAGTAAAGTGAGTAAGCTCATCAAAGCCTAAGAATGGTATCTGTGCGCCCTGCCAATCATACTTATTCTTCTCGAACTCCAAATGTCTAAATGATATCTTTGAGCCTACTGGGAACTTCCAGTCTAGGCTAGACTCTCTAGGTTCGCCATTGACAAGCGGATAAAGCTTGACCGATGTGTCCCATAGTCCGCCCTCATTCCTAATCTGTACACTGGTACGTCTAAATATAACACCACCAAATCCAGGTACAGTAATGTGACGTAGTGGATCAAGGAGCAGCGCAAATGTTTTACCCACAAACGCAGCTGCTCCTCCGATCACGATATCCGCTTTACTACTGAGCGCAATCTGTTGGTAACCTTCCTGAGGTTCAATGTATGTTATCTGTTTAGTCAATTAGCTGAAGGCAATTCATTATCTATGTCGAAGGTATCCCTGCCATTGTCAGGCAGTCTTATAATTTGTACGTGTTGTACATCCGCATCTATCTCTATGTCAAACTTCTCTCTAGGTTTGCCTGCCGCATGTTCCCACACGAACTTTACCAGTGATGGTTCATTGGTTTGGATTAATGCTTTAAACCCCTCTAGAAGGGAACCATAATGCTCAGTAATAGCTTGGATGGCAATCGACTGAATGCCTAGCTCCTCTGCCCTAGATTTACGTCCTGCGCCTAATCTTGCGCCTCCTTTACCTGCCATTGATTTGAGTTGAATATTCGTTACTAAACCAAAGTTAAACATTTTTTTATAACGTCCACAAATAACGCTCAAATCCTTTGTGTACCTTTGTTACAGCCTATGAAAACACTTTTTACCTTACTCATGCTGAGTTTCAGCCTGTGCATATATGCACAATGTATTGATATCTATGGTTCTAAAGTTGACTGTCCAACTGAAGAAGATAGCTTAGTACTTTACAATAATGCTATAAAAGTAGTCCAGTTCTATGACAGCAATACAGAATATACCCTAAGCAATAGCATAGAATTACAATCCATCAAACAGAAACGCGAGATATTTGAGCAACTTAAAGAAGCTCGTAGGATGTTTAATATCATCAGAAGAGAGGTTGCCAATCTTAGTGAAGCTGAGAAAAAGTTTACTGCAGGTAAACCAAAGAAAGGATATAAGGACATAGGATATAGTGATTACTATGCTGAAGTTGATGAGTACCGGTTCTACCAGCGCGAGCTAGAGAATCAGATAATAAATGCCAATGCTCAGATTCCAATTTATGACAACCGGATAGCTCCAATTCTGTTAAATACATATCAGAACATAGACACATCATCCATCTATTTTGGTGACCTGGTACAAATACCGCTTTACGTTCCTGTAGTGGTTAAGCCATTTGCTTTGCTTACTGGACCTGAACTGATGCTCAGAAATAAGGTTCTGAAGATACCTGCTCCTAAAGTTTACCCAGTTAGATCAATGGTAAAAAGAGATACCACACCTGAGCCAAATTATACGCAAAAGAATATAAAGGAGCAAAAGAACCCATTATTATATCCATCTGCATATAAATTACCAGTGTATGCTTACAACCAATATGGTTCTGCATCAGTAATAGGCTTTATGATTGGCCATAAATTTAAAAAGTTAACCCATGAGGAATATGCTCAATATGCTGTTGCTCCGTTTGCACGCACTATACTGGCAGATAATTTACTTTTGGATAAACTCCTCAAAATAAAGTTTGGAGCGTATTACTTTGGATTGTTCCAGTGATACTTTGGCTTCCTACCTATTTTTAGCTTATTTAAGACCTTTATTTCCTTTCCATTGCAGTATATGCGTATTACTTCACTATCTGCCTTGTATCGGTCTATAAGTATCTCTAAAACTTCATTCTGGTCCTTCATTACTGATGTGCATCTGTACACCTCATAAGAATCTCTTTTTACTATGTAATGAAACTTTGGTTTACCATACCAATGTAGCTCACTAATCGATTTTTCCATTTTTTGTCTATTTCTCTTTATATAATTAATTAATTAAGATAAGTTCAATAAATTAATAAAAATAGGTTAGATACGTTAGTGATTTTGTAACTGATTGATACTCATAGCGTATTTCACTAACCTATTTTATTAAAAATGCGTTAGTAGCTAATATAAATGCTCATTATTAGTTAGTGATTTATCTATATTATTACTTTTTTTATTAATCTTAAACATCTTAATATTGTTATGTTGCCAGTTTTTCTCCTCAAAAAACTCGTTTTCAAAGACCTCAGATGCTATTACTAACCCTTTTTTAAAACGCTTTAAAGAGTACTCTTTTTTGTCCAATTCATACTTCATCAAGAACCCTTTCCACTCATCAGTAATTGATTTAAAATTGCTTGATTCTAGATCATCATAATAGTCCAAGAAATCTTCTCCAAACTGTTGTTTTATCTGTTTGCGTTTAAGTTTAGCAGAATTATCTACTTGTACTATCCCAATCTCCATGTATTCCTTTACGCAGTAGAACATAAGATTGTAAAACTTGGTCCATTCATCATTATCCCAGTCATCAAAAAAAGTATGTTCAAAAACTTTTAAGGGAGTATTCTTACTATTAAAGAAAGGAGCAAATTCAAGCACTCTTTGCCTTCTTCTACTATGCTCTGAGTTATTGCTAATGGTGTAATTGGTAGTAAATGCAATCTTAGGAGATTCAGAGAATTTAAGATGTAGCTCATCCTGGTTTTTCTTTTCTATGGTGATTCCTTCTGTAATTGTAGGGTAAAACTTCTCAAAGTCTACATTCTTTGGACAATCCTCAATAATTACGAGCTTAGTTCCTAGTGTCACACGCTGATAGGCAAATGTTTTATCAGGTTTAAATGTTTTACCATCAATAATGACTACAGGTATAAGCTTAGCAATGGCTTGAAAGAATAAACCTTTACCGGTACCACCACCTTTACTCTCATCATCAGTTTCTTCTGCAAGTATTGGAGCATATGGCTTAGATGGATCTTTAAAGCTGTGCAAGATGTAACCTATAAGAGTCATGGCGTACTGGACACGCTTTGCATCATCTCCAGATATCTTACATAAGAATTTAAAGAATACAGATGACAAAGGATCAAATTCAGTGTTAATCTTTATGTCTTTGTCTATAATCTGCGACTCCCATATGTATTCATCAATATCACCATAATTAATAGTGCTGATATTATCCTTTGTAATTACTACGATATTATTATTAAATGGGAAGTAGCATTTATCTTGTGTATCATGTAAAATTTTTACATCAGCTTTATCAATATATTCAAAAAATGAATTAGAAAATATAGTATTAGTATGCTTCATGATTTCTTCCATTACATCATAATGTTTTTCTTTTACTAATTTTTTCTTAACAAACTTTTTAATATCCTCAGCATGTACTTCTTTAATTTTTTTATGATTAGTATTTACAAGCCTGTATGCACCACTTTTTGGATTGTGAAAGTATAACTGCACATAATTATCATGTAGCCATTCCTGAAGCTTGTATTTGTTAATAATTATATTACCTTTTTGTGTTTTTATCCAAAACCATCCTTCAGTGTTTTTGTCTCCGTAAACATCAGATAATTGGTTACAAGCTTTCTTCCAATCTCCTTTACACTCCAGGTGAGTATAAACTGCAAAAGGATTATAACCTTTGTTTTGGAATGATGTAGATGTTGTATGTGGGTAAAAAATACGCTTGTCCTTAAAGATAACGGCAGATGTTACACTAGTTGTTTGACCAGGTCTAATTAAATAAAATCTTTCATTATCTTCACGCACCACTCGCCATCCATGCTTCTCCATAAGTACAATTATGTCACCACGTTTATTATAATCATCCCATACGGTAAGTTTAGTACCATTTGTAGGCATAACCGGTTGCTTAATATTCTCAACAATCTGATTAAAACTTCTTGCTATGCTAAGCAATAAATCACGCTCTTCTAGCGTTATGATGGGAATGTCATTTGTGTCCAGTGGAGTGTACCCATCTGATGGAGGAGCAATGACATACCCTGCTTCGCCACGAGTCTCAATAAGTACAAACTGCTTGGCATTAGGATTGATAAACTTCTCATCATCAGTAGCTGGTCTTTCTGCGAGCTTCTGATTACCTTCTATGCTTTCGCATCTGTAGTAGATATGATAGCCATTTGACTTAGTGCGGATAATTTTTAAACGGCCATAAAGCTCAGGATGTGCGTCTAATATCTTCGCTTCATACTCTTCCCATTTAATGCCGTACTTACAGTCTACATCTATCACTTCTAGGTTACCACTAACGGCACCGCATATTACGGCAATGCCTTTGGCTTTTGGAGTGTTAAACATCTGCTCTAGTTCCTGATCTGTGGCAATGTTAGATTGGTACTTTTTCCATGCAAAGATGGATGTCTTAGAGTTGTCAGTTGAGATTACCGATAAGCCTTTTTTGGCGTAGCTTTTCGCTGATTGTAATAAATTCATGTTGTAGTTCTTTGAGTGATTTTGTGATAAATACGAAGAATCCTGCTTCTGTTAGTTGTTTGTGACGGTAGTGCTGAAGTTCAGAGACAACTCCTTTTTCAGACTTTACTTCTATAAATATGGTAACGCCAAGCTTGTGGATTTGTAGGTCAGGCCATCCATTCTTGTTAGTCTGGATAATCTTGACAACAAGCCATCCTTCCTTTTCAAGCCAATGGATGATTTGGGATTGGATTTGTGATTCACGCATAGAATCACAATATTAAGAATTATTTTGTGAGTAAACGCTCTTCACCTGGTATGAAGTTGGTACCAGTGCCACCGACCTTATTTATAAAGTCTATTTCGACTTTGGCAGAATTGATAATGACTTGTGATACTTCAGCAATTGCTCTTGCTCTGTCTAGGTCCATTGGTTTTTCATCATCTTGTAAAGCTTCAAGGGTAGCAAATAAATGATTGCGGAGATCTTCAATTTTGTTTCTCATGTAGTGTAGTTTTTAATTTGTTGTTTAATTTGATTAATTGTTGTAATTCTAGTGGGTATTTAGTAACGGTATTGCGATGCATATTCTCACGCTTGGTTATCATCTGCAAATTATCAATATTTAAATTGTATTTATTTTTGTCTTTAAATATAATGATATTGCCTTTAGGTATTGGACCATTGTTCTGCTCCCAGACAAGCCTGTGCTTAAGAACATATTTACCTTTGCTTATTCTGATGTAGATGTAACCATCTTTAGGATCTAATCTTTCATGACCGTCATATTTCATATTATGAGGTTCATTCCCTTTCTTAAACATAGACACCTTGACCATCTCATACATTTCTTTGGACATTTTTTGTCCTTTATTATAAGTATTATGACCAGCCTTAAATCTTGATGCAGCTCCTAAAACTTTTAGCTTTTCAGCTTCACGCTCAAGAGATATTTTTATAAATTCAGGTGACTTTCTTACTTTCAAATTGATGGCCGCCTGGTATACTGCTCGTGGTGATCTGTTGATGGCATCGGCAATGTCTTTGGTATATCTGTCAGAGTAATTTAGCTTAACGTACTCTAGTTCTTCTTTAGTCCATTTTCTTCTCATCTTTCTTAAAATATGATAGTGTATAATTTTTTTTATTTGTAACTGCTTTGTAAATCCTATCTTCTATGCCACCTTCTGCAAACACCCAGTGTACTTCTGCTGTTCTAGTTCTGTCCTTGCTTTGAAGTCTTGCACGCACCTGAAAGTATGTGATGGCAGAGAAATCGATGTTGATGCAGATAAGAGCATCAGCACTGGACAAGTTAACGCCTTCCCGACCACTCACAAATTGAGATACATAAATGCAAGTTATATCTGACTTATTAAAGACATCTGCATCATTAGTGATTAATAAACCATGCAAATTTGCGGCGACTTGTATCATTAATAACTCGTTGCGAAATTTGTAGTAAATGGCTATTTTGCGCCCTTTAAACTTGTTTAGAACCCATTTTACTTTGGTATCATCCAGTATTAGTCCATCGTTGATCTCTGTTCCCGAATCAAATAATATGGTTCCAGAGTATAGCTGATGCAATTTATTAAGAAGCTTGACCTCTGTGTCTGCCTCAATCACTTGGCCATCTTTACCGGTCACTACCTTGTCAATTCGTAACCTATTTGCAATCTGATATACTTTATCAGACATCTTCACATGATGTACATTCTCATGTACAAGCTCAGTAAAGCCAGCCTCTTCTTGTGTGTATGGGATAAACAAATGATTGGTAATCTCTTCAATTTTCTGCTGATTTGCGTTACTATAATCGTTTATTTTCCGATTAAAGATATATTTTTCAGCAACTGTAACATAATCCTTTGCCCATTCATAAAATCTCTTAGCATTAAATGGCGAGTAGCTGCTCACCCAAAACTGGTGAAATAATTGAGAGTAAGACTCAGGTGATGGCGTACCAGATAGAAATATAATCGGCAGCTTGCAACATAGACTTTTTAACTGAGTAGTTCTGAGTGATGGAATAGGGAACTGCCCCAAGCTATGAGCTTCATCAATTATATAAAGTTGTGGCCTTAAATCTTTGATCCTGTGTAGTGACTCAAAATTAATAAGGTACAATTGAAAGTCTTTAGCATAGTTCTGCAGGTAATCCTGTTCTACAGACTGCATGGCCTTTTTCTTTGTCACAAATATTACAATTTTTGCCCCATACTTCTTAACAGTCTCAAATGCAGTGATGGTCTTACCAGTGCGCACTTGCATATTCAAGTATGCAATTTTATGCTGTTTTAGCAACTCACAAGCTGCAGTTGATATATCTTCTTGGTATTGTCTTAAGTTCATGAGTATAGTTTAAAAATGTTTAATTATTAGTACTATTGGTACCATAATTTTAATATTTTGAGTTTATGTAATCAATCATTCTGTCTCTGAGATTCATCCTAATTTTTATATCAGGTATCTCATCGATTGCTTTTGATAAAGCATCAAATGCATCAAACCTATTCATTATAGGCCTGGCGTCAGGTTGTGGCTGACAATTGGGATTTAAAGCATCACCCATAGCTTTGAATACATCTTCCATGTTATGTAGTTTTTAATTGTTAGTATCCAGTAAGGGAGTCGAACCCTTATCCCTCAGAACTGAATCTGAGACGTTACCCTAGTCGATATTCATTGTCGATTACGCCAACTGGATGACCTGGTGAATGATAGCAGATCTTACGGTATGCTTGTCATTTCTTTACCTCGTTTAATATTATTAATATCATAGATAGTATCAACAATATCACAGAAAATATACTGAGGATATCAAGAAACTTCTGTTTCTCTTTGTTTTTCATATGTCTCATGGAAGTAATGGTTTTGGTCTTTAAATTGCAGAACTGGTTCTTTGTGTCTATCCCAGACATTCTGCTCTCCGTCAACAAAAGCCTTAATGATTTGACCTTTCTCTTGATCTAGCAGCTCGTCTGCATGCCGGATAAGTTTTAAAAGTTGACCATATCTGATGTCATTCTGGTACATATTGAGAAGTTCCTTTTTCATAATCTCAATGTGCTGTTGCATTGCAGTTTGCATTATTGTAGTTTTAAAAGTATAGAATCTTGTTCTGTCATTGGTACCAATCTCCAACAAGTACTATCATAATAAAAGGTAATAGTCTTTGGATAGTGCTTGCTACTGCAGGATAGCAGCAGCAAGCATATAAATAGGATTTTAAAACGGTAAGTCATTGATTCCGCCATTTAGTTGTGGAATGATGTCATTGTTCACCATTGACTCTAAAAACTCCATCATGTCGGAGTCATCCCATGTAGACTGGCCTTTTACTTTAATTTGCTTTAGTCCAGGACAGCCATTAGGATTGTCTTTAGTGTAAGCCCATTTGATAGCTACACCATTCTGATTAAGAAATAAAGTAGTGCGCTTCTTGCCGTCCACCTCTGTGGCCTTTGGCGTAAATGTTACATTCTCAGACAACTTAACATTAGGCAAAGCTTTTAAAAAGCTCGCAGCATAACCTGAGGAGTACTTAAAAGAAAGTATGGCTGTCTCGACACCATCATTGATGGTTACATTCCATTCCTTCCCATAATCGGACTCTCTGGTCACAATGTTGATTATTTTCCCCATCCAACCGTTAAAGTGTTCTTCATTAACCACACGCCCATCTTTAGTGGTGCGCTGGATAGAAGATGTTGTTGGAGATTGTACACGTCTGCAAATCTTCCCATCACTGATGGTTAGATAGATGGCAGTAGAATTGTTGATTGCTCCCATTGTATTAATTACGACAGTAAGGTGTCAGCTTTTAATTTTTTATTTTTACATAAATATTATACTGCATAACTTTTCTATAAGAAATCATACAATTTGCTATTATTGATTTTGTTAATGTAGGTTCATTATTTTTATCTAATAATAAATCAGGAAAATCTTCAAACCAATTATTTATAATAGATTCTATTATTTTATGATTATTAATATACTCTATAAGTTCTTGTGGAGCATTATTCATATCTTCTTTATCCTTAGCTATATATGTTGATTTATTTTTATTTTTTTGCATTGTATTATAGTTTATGAGTGATTTGATATGATTTTAATTTAGGCTGCATTTGTCCGTTCTGCGCTAGCCATAACTTATGAGTACATTGAAACAACTCCCAGTCATTAGCCTCTTCCGCCTGGTCTCTTATTATCAGCTGCCATCCTGCGCCTTGTATTTGGTCTTTCTTGCCTGCTGTTCTAGTCTTAGCGTTAAGCCATAAAATAGCCACTTTATCGATTACATTGATTGAGCCGTATTGTTCTTGCATAAGCTTCTTATATGCTGCCAATTGGCACCAGTAATGGTCATAAACAGTATTACTGGTCTTTATATCCACCAAAATATTCTCTCCATTGATTTGGATTATTCTGTCAATGGTACCGGCAAAGCCTAAAGATGGACTAATCATGTTAAACTCAGAATGAATAACATCGAACTGGTGATTGTTTCTGAAGTCTACATAACGCTCAAACATAGTCCACTCGTTAAGCTTGTAGCCAATATTGCCTCCGTTATCTAATAAGTTAACTTCTTCACCTGCATCATAACGCTCAGTCAGGCTGTGTACTATTGATCCCCTTCTGCCAGCTTCGTCACGAATAGCATCAGCTTCATCTCCAACTTGTTTAAGCCATTGGAAAAAATGGGCATCTTTTGGGTAAGCATTAAGAATAGTGGTAACCGATGGCACATTCTGTCCATCCTCTGTTGAGTAGAACCGGTTGTCTGTGAATGTAATTTGTCTAGTGTTGGTATCGATGAAATAATTTGACATAATTCATTAATTTTTTGTTGTTGTTGAATGGGATTTGATATGTGGTTCAGTTGTAGAATGGATTCGACTATAGAAGTCCATTTTTGCTTTTTCTTGTCTCTGTTTATGTTCTTCATCTTTAGAGATTTTGTTGCACTTGCTGTTATAGTACCAGTAAGCGCATAAGATTAACAATAGGATTATAAACTCAATCATATTTGAAAGTATTTCATCAGTGATTGAATAGCGTTATTTGTAATTTAATAGGCTTTATCAAAGTAAATGTGACCGATGCTGATATAGTCATACAAATCATCAGAGACTTCATCATAAGTCAGATAATCAAAGTACTCATCAAAGGTCATGTAATGTCCTTTAGATTGATATTGCCCTGTGCTGATGTCATGAGTCTCGAAGTAAAACTTATCAAGTCTTTTTAAGTACCTCTCAAACTTGTAATCTTGAATGACAATAGTGTTGGATTTGGTGTATCTGTTTTCAGATATCTCGACTATGATGAAGTCATCATCACGCTTCCAGTTTAGAATTTCGAATAGTTTTTTCATGTCTTTTAATGTAGTTTATTAGTTTTTGTTTTGTAATGTCAATACCGCCAATTCTATCAATACTTTGCTTTTCTAGATAAATCTGAATTGCAATTTTTCGTAGTTCAGGAGCAACTGGCTTTCTCCCTCGTTTTTCTGTTACCATTTAATAAAGTTTTCGATGAATAATGCTATCAAGAAAATGATAGTTACAATGATTGTGTCTTGTGTTGATTTTTTCATTTTTAGTAGTTTTATAAAGCAAATCTATGGTGTCCTATTTTATTTACAAAATTTTTTTATAATTATTTAAAAAATAAGTTATCCACACAAAAAAGCCCGATGTGGAAACACCAGGCTAAAAACTACTGTATAAATCGTCGTACACACAAAAAATTCTATACGAGACAAAGATAAAACCTTTTGCCATACAAAGCAATAAGCTCTGCTTTATCTGTGCCATTAATTATCTTCCTGGCATTTACCCAATCCTCACGCTGATCATTGAAGTACCTAGCTAAATTAACGCCAGTAAATAGGCCTTGAGTCATGCCCTTAACCAGTATATCTATAGATACATCCATTCTAAGTAAAAGCTCAGGATTATTAAGCAGGTCAAGCTTTAATAACTTGCCAAATTTCTCATAATTATCGTACCAGGTAAGCTGGACTAGTCCTCTGCCATAATAAAGCTTGTCAGGAAATTGATAAGGCTTTAGATTTACTTTTATCTTCCTGCCGTATGGCTTGCGGATGCCTTGCCCTACTTCTTCAATTGGTTCAAATGATCTGCTAGTCTCATGATATACTGTTGCCAAGATGTATGCTATCCATCTCTTATCGGTAATAAATTTATTACTTTCACAGTACTCCACAATAGCCAGCATTCCCCTCAATTGATGAGGAGTAACCTTATTATAAAGGTTGTAACTTTTTAGCCTATTATGGAACGCTATTTCATTCATCTTTTATTATAAGCAAATAAAATATTGCCAATTATTGATATGCCGAGTAATATTAAAAGCCATTTTATCCAGTCTGCCTGCTTCTCATTTTTTCGTACTAAAATCTGTTGGCCTTCTACACTTTTCTTAAGGAGTATTTCGCAGCTGCTGTCTCTAATTATTTTAGTAATTGTTTTGGTTGTGGAAGGAATGGCCACAAACTTATCTTTGTAAACAATGTATGTCTTAGGCCTTGATGGATTTGTCAAGTAAAGTGTGTCAATTACTTCTACCGGTTCTGCCTGCTCTGGACATTTAATCTCAATAAAATCATACTCCACTTTGACAGTGCTGTCAACATCAGTTTCCTTACATGGAAACTTATCACGCGCAAAGGCTGCGACTGTCTCAGGATAATTCTCATAAGCTTTATTGATGTCTTTGTTGGCCTTGTTAGATGTGTAGCAACTACTCATCATTGTTAGTAACGCTATCGTCAAAAGTCTCTTCATAAATCTCATTAATGTAGTGTGATAAAATTCTAAGTGATTGTCTCTTTATTTTCTTTATCCGGTTCTCATCAGTTTTGCTTAAAATGGCTGTGTCAATACTATCGATGGCAGCCATAGCATTAACTGCAGAAGTGATGTAATCATGAGAAGTAGATAAAAGTATCTCGCCATCATATTCTACTTCTTCTTCTGCAGGAGTGACGGTATCTGGTATTATTACTTTTTCACTCATGTCTTAAAGTTACGAAATTTAATCAATGAAGCTTGCCGTTCACTATTTGGTAATTTTTAACTGTATAGTCACCATTTGACTCAACTAAGATATGAGCAAAGCCATGCTGAGCATTGCTAACCATTGGCGAGTAATTAGGCTTTAGCTCACATAAACAGCCTGTACTCCAGCAACTTATTATCTTGCCGTCTAGGTCTACTTCAGGATGATGTGACGCTCTATGCAGGTGACCTACAATTAAGCTTTGTTTTGCCCTTAAAAACGCTCCTCTTGATGGATTGACTGGCGTAAACACTCCTTTAAAGATATGATGTCCATGAGTGATGGATAACTTCCCTGCTTTTACTAAAGTCTTATCATCAATCATTTTTACTTTCACCTCATTAAGTTGCAATCTTTCCTCTAGCTGAAAGTATTCATCATCCCATATCTCTCGCACTTTCATTAGTAAAAACTTTTCCCACCGGATGCAATGATTACCTTTTAGCCAGTAGATGGCAGCATCAGGGAACGCAGCACGAAGAGAGACTAAGAATTGTTTTGTAGCGTCAAACTCTTGTTTAACGCTGCGCTTCTTTGGATCAGTCTCAAACCTACTTACCTGGTGATTATCTATAAGGTCACCATTTATGAAAATTGTGTTTACATTATTTGCCTTGCCATAATCTAGCGCAATCGTTATTGCTTGGATATTGTGATAAGGGATATGTAGGTCAGAGATAAGCAATATATTATCACAAGCTTTAGGTAAAATAAAAGCCTCACGCTTTTCTTCGTGAGACTCTGGTAGGTTATATGGATTTAGCGGCTTTGGTTCTGTATGAAATTCTTTGTAGGAATTTTTCTTATTAGTTTTACCAAGATTACCAGTACAATATCTTATACTTTGTCTAGCATCCTCAACATCTTTAAATAATAAATTATTCTCAGCGTATATTATGCGAGCTAATTTTAAATTAGGATAGTCAGAATACTTCTTAAGGTACTCCCGACAGATAATTGATTTTGTCATGGGGTAGTTAGGATGGATCCTTCTTCAAGAATTCATCATTTGAGTTGGTAAGTAAATTCTTAGTTATGTAAGCAAAGGCAGCAGATAAAGCTGCAATTGTAATAGCTTTCCAATCAAATTGAAGAGAACCAGACTGCACAGTTGAGTAAGCAGCAGTGATGACACCAGTTAATACAGCAATGACCAAACCTTTGATAAAATCTGCTTTGTTAAGGGTAAATAATGAAGACTTCATATTATTTTATTTTTTTGGTTGCGTAATAATAGTACCTAACTGCGAAGATACCAGATAAGATAGCGACTATAGAACCTAGTAAGGTAGCTATAGGCTGAATATCAGAGGCAACCATGCAATAAGTAGCTGAGAAGATACTGATAATTGTGCTAGAGAAGCCTAAATAAGGATGATTATCTGGAGTATTTTCCATGTTCTTAAAGTTACTTAAATTTTGCATATTAACCAAAGTAATCCAACTATCATGCCGAATAAATCACATACTGGATATAATCAGGCAGTTCGCAATCAGCAATCTCAAATACTTCAGGCTTTTCAACTACTGATGGATGCTCCTCAAGTGGAGCAGTCCAATCATCAGTCTTTACAACTGTATAAGTATTTGTTCCTACGCTATTGATTTGTCTGATATGTTTCATTATTGTGCTTTGTATGTGATGTTAATCTTAAATCCTCTAGCTGATACACCAGTACCAATGAAGCCAACCTCAAAGGCTGTATTAGCTGAGTTTCTTCTGATGTATGATATTGCTACGTTACTATTGATAGTTGCAGCTGTGTTGTGAGTTGATGCAGAACCAGTATAAAGATAGCCGCTGGCACCAGTCCAACCTGTAGGAACTGCTGGAGCAGGCATATCCGATGGAAGTGTAAAGAAATAACCAGTATTAGATGCACCAGCATTCGCATATAGAGCATTGAATTGCATATTAACAGTCTTACCGATTTGTTGCCAAGTATAATTAGCAGAAGTTAGTGTTGTAGGAGCAGTACCAGTCCAAGTAATTGTATTAGTCATATTTTGCTCTGCAACATCATAAAAAGCTTGAGCAGCTACATTAGCAGCAGAGGCTGTGTTGTTAGCCATTATTGTATTTGCTGAAATACTTTTGCGCTGAAATACTGATGTGTCTGATGCTCCTATTTTATTATTGAATGTAGTCCAATTAGATGATGATAATGCACCTCTATTTGTAGCTGATGCAGTAGGTAAATTAAATGTATGGGAAGTACCTGTAGACACTATCTTAAAATCAGTACTATCTGTTCCCGTTACCATTGTCTGCGCTGCTCCTGTAAGGGAATTAATAGCAGTAATTCCCGTACCTGCCATGATACCACTTTGCTGAGTAACAGTTAATATAGAAGATGGTATTGCTGGATGCGGAGATGTAGCACCAGCAGCCACTATCTCAACATTCACATTACTAGTTGCCCACATTAACTGCACATAATCTCCAGCGGCTAAGTCAAGAACATAATTCCAAGCTGCTACAATTGGAGATGCATTGGCACTACCAGTAAGAACAACTTTTCCTGTAGTAGATGGGATGTCAATACCATTTTTTCTAACCCAAATATCAGCAATCATGTTACCACTACCACCTGTCTTTTCAAG